ACTTGAACCTCGGTAACTTTTTCCCCCAGATGAAGATCAATTACAGCCTTTGAGGGGCCATTAGCCCCTGCCGCAGCTGGGCAAGGCACCGACATGCCGCAACCTAGAGCGTATCCTGAGGCTCCTATATTCAGGGGATTAATTGCCTGAGCACCAGTACCAACATACCCAGCACCAGCACCAGTTTCCGAGGCTAAGGAGCTTGCTTGTAAGGTAAGTATTCCTTGTGCAGCCCCATCCTTAGTAGGCCAGCATTCAATATAATTACAAGCTAAAAGATTACCAAGAGTATCGACTAAACTAATAGCTGAAGCAGTTTGATTACTTAGCTGATTTGTTCTAAAAGTGAACATTCTCATGACTATTTTCTCTAAGCTCCAATTGGGGTCATTCGGTATTTCCAACCTTGCCCTTCAGGGATTTTAACTCCGTAATTTAGAGCCATTTTTTTCCCAGCACCCGCCCCATATAGTTGTAACCCTATTGAAGTTATATAATGATTTTGTAGATCAAAAATTTGTTTTTCAACATACGCGCCACCAGCAGCATGCGTTGTCCCTATAGGAATAGTCATCCCAACTGTTCCAGAAGCCCACCCTAGTTTTATATTGGTGTCCCATGCGCCCTGTTGAAGCCCACTTGCAGTTACTATCCAGTAACCCCCAGAAACTCCTGCATCTAGAGGAATACACTCAATATAATTACACGCCAGCTGGTTACTTTGGGAGTCAGTTAAAACTATAGAGGAGTGACTATTATCTGCTACTTCAACTATCATTGTAAAGGGTTTCATTTGTTATCTCCTAAAATCTCTCTCTTCTTCATCTTCCATCTCTTCTTCTTCTTCTTCTTCTTCAAACTCTTCTTCTTCTTCCCCTTCTACCTCAAGACCTAGATCTTGTTGAAGATCTGCAATTAGGTCTTTTAGGTTACCAAGAAGTTCTTCTTTAGCTTCATCTTCTGGAATATCCTCTTCTTCTCCCTCCATACCTTCTTCTTCTGGAGCAAATTCCTCTTCACCTTCCATTTCGCCTTCCTCTGGGGGGATCCCTACCTCATCAGGGTCCATAGCAGGAGTTCCCATTTCATCATCTTGTTCCTCAGGAGGCAGATCTTCCATGCCCTCCTCAGGAGGGACCATTTCTTCTTCTCCTTCCATACCTTCTTCTTCTCCTTCTTCAGGCTCTAAGGTTTCATCACTTTCGTATTGCTCTTCTCCAGCGATCATTTCGGCATGATTACGGATAAGATCAAGGATATCTGTTATTGATCTAAAATCTTGAGAAATCTCCTTGTATGATCCTGCGTTAAGTTGTACCCTTTCTGTTATCAAAGAATCATATCCTGCCTCAGTAAACAGAGTATAAAGACACTCATTAATATCAATGCCTTCTACTCCTGATTTTTGCTTTAACATACTAGCTACTTCTGACAGAACTTGTCGCTGTACGCTAGATTTTGGAGAGATTCTGGACAGAGCTTCAAAGATAACAACTTGAGTATTTATTAGACTCTTAAAAGTTGGAGGCTCTTTAAGATTTTGTACATTTATTCCATACTTCTCATTTAAGAAACCAAGAAACTCCTGCTTAACAGGCTTCTTCATTTCAAAAAGAGAACCTATATACTTCTTAATATCTTCTTCAGGAATATCAGAACCTTCACTGATGCTCAACGAGTTGGCTACAGTATCATAAAGATTCTTCTTTGAAATTAGAGCTAAGTATGGGATTTCGGAAATACATTCCGCAAATATTTCTTCTACCTTATCAGACTCTTCATAAATCATACCAGCCAGAGTTCTAATTTTATCATTTGAAGCCCAGATAGTACTGAAATTCTTTTTAGCCTCCAACAACTCCTGCTTAACAAGTTCTTGGCGACAAATCATTTCATAGATTGAATCATATTTACCTTCTTTTAAAGTATAAGTTTTTGCTTCTTGTAGGTCAGTGTAAGATAGTTTAGGAAAATTAAAGGCAGCAGCAACAGTGTTAGAAAGCTTGAAAGCATTTAGTATTTCAGGGATTTTTATAATACTTTCCTTTTTTTCCTTTAAAAAATCCACAACTTGTGGAGCAATTTCTTTAAACTTGTTAAATTCTTCCGTATCTAGAATCTGTAATGACTCATCAAAACGCAGTGTTTTCTCTTGTAACCGATCACGGACTTGGGATAGTTTTAGCCTGTTTTCCCATAGAGTTAGGACATCAGTAAAACTCACATCTGCGTCTTTGTAAGAATTTTCCTGAATGCCTCTAGTAAAGTTTGAGATTTTATCTTTAACAAAGGAATCAAATCTTTCAGCGCTTTGGAATTCTTTTGATGACATAACCTCTAAGTTATTAAGAGTTATATCTTCCTCAACAGAGTATTCACCAGTTATTACCTGATCTCCCTCGGTTAGATAACTAACCAAAGAATTCTCTCCGTCTATAGCAAATAGGGATAAGTTTTCCCTAAGTGATCTGCCCAAACAGGCCCCAAGTTTTATCAACGAGGTAACCGTCTTATTTCTACTTTCAAATAAATTTTCTAACATATTAATAATCCCCTAGGTCATTTTTATATACTTAATACTAAGTTAATAAAAATTTAAGTTATATCCACTTTGTCTTGCAATTTGTTGATTGCTCTAATGAGAGTCTTACTTTTTGGATTGTCAGCACCAGACTCCTGAATTACTTGTTTCTTTAATCCCTCTAAACGCTTTACAACTGCTTCTACTGTGGCGGTTGGGGGAATGTTCTCATCTGATTCTTGTCCTCCCGCCTCCATTGGGCCTGGGCCAGCCATCTCTCCCCCCATTGGGGGCATGGGGTCCCCGCCAGCAGGGGGCAATCCACCACCAGCCATCATAGCCTCTTGTTCCTGTTGCATCTGTTTTTCCATTTCATCTTCTAATAATTTTTCAAACTCTTCAATTTCATCATCACTCATATCATAGTATTCTTTATAAATCTGTTTCTTGGGAATCAAACCCAAACCAAGAACAGCTTGAACTACTCTAGCTTTTTGTTCATCTAAGTCTAATTTTCTCTTAGTAAACATATCAGAAGGATCAGGTAGTTCAATACGAAGTTCTTTAATCAGAGATAACGGATAGCCTTTCAATTGTAAGTGCCGTTTTGCTATTAATTCTAAGCCGATTTCTATACTGTGCTGTATTCTGGAAACCGTTCTGGCAAACTTAACATCTAGTTGTGAAAGATTAGCTTTTCTCTCTGGAGATTGTTCTTTCTCTACTATGTAATCTTTAGGTATTTTTAGAGCAGCTAACAGTTTATCCCTGAAGTACTTAACATCATCTACCTCACCTAGGTTTTGTGCCCCAGGGAGAGTTTCAATCTTCGTGTTGCTCCCAGCCTTAACAGGAACAAAGAAGTCTTCATCGGTAGATAGAGGGTTGTAGCGTTGATCAATTGCCCCTGTACTAGCGTTATAAAATTTTTCCTTTTTGAATTTTTCTTTGAGTCTTTCCATGAAAATTTCAGACTTCGTAGCAGGTAAGTTTCCTGTATCAATATAGAAAATTCGTCTTTCAGGCGCTCGTTGTAGCCTGTAAATTAACATTGCATCTTCCATAAGTTTTAGAGATCTAAAGATTCTATGTGCCAGAGCCGCAATTGATTTTCCATAAGGATAGAAAGCAGGATCTGAGTTGTGTAATCTAAAGTGAACAATTTGATTCTTATCAAGAGTTATGTAATCACTTCCTTGCATAGCTCCACTTTGTCCACCAAAAGAACTCCAATCATCTTTCTTAGGAATCTCTTGCAAGAAATCTGTAAGATACCCATACTCATTCTCTACTCTGAGAATATAACTTGGGTTTAGTACTTTAAGTCTTTGAATTCCTGCTTTAGGATTATTCATATTTAAGATAAGTTCAATAAAGCAATCTCCATATTTTACTGTATTTCTTGTTATATCCCAGTAAAATCTGTCCAACTTAACAGAATCAAAAAGGTTACTAATTTCATCAACAACCATCTTGTCATCTGATTTAATTATCCATCTATTATTTCTTGTATCTTTTTGAGAACTATCATCGGCGTAGATATCAAAAGCTGCCCCCACTTCAGGATACTCATCCATAGATTCGTACTCTTTGTAGCGCTGTTTTCTATTTATTTCTAATTCAGGTAATTGAGGAAGCCCTGACCTAATGAGGCTAAACCCAGCTGGCCCTTTACTGGTTATTACCTCGGGACTTACAACTGTATCCCCAGCCAATGGAGCCATAGGCGTATCCCCAGTCTTACCTTGGTCAGCAACATAAGGTTGTGCTTTAGTAGCAAAGAATTTTGCGAACCATCGCCCTAACCGCCCAGTTGGAGTAAAGAAGGCTTGTCCACCCATAGGTGTCCTCATACTAGTACCACCGAACTCAGTATATGTTTCGTCTATTCTTTCGTTATTTTCGTTTATTTCATCAGCCATCTTAAATCTTCCTCAGATATTCCACCATAACTTTTTAGTGGAAAGCTTCTCAAAGGTATGGGAGCCAAAGGCTCCCGTTTCTTATGTGATATTTTTGAATATTCTAGAGGGGTTGTATTAAGTATTTGAGTTAACCCGTGTACCCCCAAAGATAAAGCAAAAATCAAATCATCATGTTTTCCTGAATCAGCCTCAATTCTACCAGTCTCAGTAAAAATAAAGGTTAGTAATTCATCAACTGTTCTTTTTGAATTTATTTGCAACATCTTAGTTCTCAAAGCTTCTTCTAGTTCTGCTAGCAAAATTTCTCTATTTTTGTTATTAGTTTGAAAACCCATCTCTCCTTTTTCATCAGTCCAAATATTTTCATATTCCAAAATATTGAATAACCAATCTAGAAGATTGTTTCCAATAGTATTCCGTTCAATAATTGCGTAAGCGTTATTATATAGTTTACCTTCCCTAGCAATTATTTCAGCAAATTCGTTAATAGGTGTTCTATTAGAATAAAATTCCGCTACCTGCTCTCCATTATACATATTAATTATATGAAAAGCGGAATAATCTCTTTCACGCCCTAAGGACACATCTACCGAAATAACATAATCATAATAGGGTTGGGGGTCATCCCAGACCCTCATTCTATTATTATACTTAATGTAATAGTCCTCTTTAACTTGCTCATGAAGATTTTGAAGAATACTTCCTTCTATAAAGGTTTCACCAGTACCCAAGAATGCGCATTCATATTCCTGTTGCCACTTTTTCAGTGAGATATTACTCTTGGTAGTTTCTTCCCAATCTCTAACATCTAAAGAGGGTTCTTGCTTCTCCATCACATCATACAACTCTTCATAACCCTCATGATATGCGTACTCTGGGTGATCCTTCCAATTGATATCAATAGCATTAAAACTATTGCTTTCAGTTACCGCATCATTATAAGTATCGTAGTACCAATTTCCAATACCGTTTACGGTGGAAAGTACGAATGCACGACCTCCTGTTGAGATGATTGGATAAACAGCAGCCCAGATAGTATCAATATTATCAATAAATGCTGCCTCATCAACAATCAAAAGAGAACCCGCTAAAGACCTACCAGACTGCTTTCCAGAAGGCCTAGACTTTATTACAGAATTAGTGTTCAATTTTAGTGTATGCTTGTTGCTTTCTACTATGTCAGGCTTCAAGAAGGATGGAAGCTCATCATACATCAATTTTATTCTTTCTAGAACTTCAGTAGATTCCGCATCACCTTTGGAAATAATCACTATGGTTTTATGGTGTTGGAATACTGCCATCCATAGAGCATAGGCGGAAGCTATCGTTGTGCATCCCGCCTGTCTAAACTTCCTAAGAATGTTGAACCTATATTTTTCTAAGTTTGTGATGATCTCTTTTTGAAAAGGGTATAGGTTAAACTTTACCAACCCCATGATGGGATGGGTTACCTTAATGTGATTGCAAAGAAAATGAAC